AAAAATTATTGTTTGTAATAGTTCCCCAAGTACCAGAGTTTTCCCCATTTACTTGTAGTTCTATTCTTAAACTTGTTGAATATGTAGACATTTAATCTCCTAAGTAAGTATTATCTATTATTATAAAGTTTGTCAAAACTTTTTATGCAGCCTTAGTCACTTCTACCCAACTGATAGCGCTGTTTGAATCATCAACAACATTCCAACCTGTAATGTCAATATTTCCAGTTGAGATTGTACTTTGTACACCTACTAAAGTCAAGTTAGAGTTTCCTGAAGGACTTGGATTACCAGGAGATACTGTTGCACTTACCCCTGTTAAAGCATAGGAAGATTCTTGTGTCGCTTGCCCTACAGCCGATGTTGCGGCTTGCCCTGTTGGTGTTATACTTACCGATCCTACAAAACTTAGCTCTCCGTGGTAAACTGTAAGACTAACACCTGTAGCTGTTATAATAGCTGAGCCTGAAATAGTTGCAGCTCCTATAGCCGATGTGGTACCTACCCCTGTTGCCGTAACAACACATGATCCGGATACTGTTTCTGTTCCAAGACTTGCTGTCATTGGATTACCCGCAGGTAAAACACTTGGACTAATCTCAATTATTGGAGTTCCTAAACTAACATCTAGTTCTGGTTCACTCGATGCTACAACCGTTATTGTCGCATCCGCCGTTATAGAATAAGTTCCAATTGAAACTGCGGAACTTACGCCTGTTACAAATATAGATGTACCTACTGTTCCCACAGCAGAAGACATTCCTGCACTTGTTATTGTTGGAGCAACGCTACCAACAAAACCCATATCTCCAGCAGTGGTCGTTGCACCTACGCCTGTTAGGGCATATGAAGTTTGAAGTGTACCCCATAAATTATCTCCCCAACCAATAGCTTCGCCAGTAGATCCATTAAAGGCTCTTCCCCAACCACTTTGAAAACCAGTTGTTACAAGAGACGTACCATCGCCAAGAGCGGATGTTAATCCGATGCCTGTTGCTGTAACAACGCATGATCCTGTGACAGATGTTGGTGTATTAGTATTTGATTGTAGTTGTTGGCCTACAACAGTTAAAGTTTGACCTCCCGTTGCTACAGCCGTACCTGTAGCGGACGTAGTACCAAGACCCGTAAGTGTTACATTACACGTACCCGTAATAGTTGGGGTAGTGGTTGCTGAAGTGAGGCTGACACCCGTTGCTTCGACAGGAGCGTATTGTCCCCATGTACCACTGCCCCAAGTTTGTCGGCCCCATCCTTGGACGGTGGCCATAAATTATTTCCTTATGCTATTCTTAGAATTGCAGCGGTAGCCTCAGCAGCAGGGAATGTAATCGTAAACGTTCCTGATGTTGAAGTTTTAACTCCACCAAAATCTAAAACACAAACAGCGGCATTAGTAGTTAGACCTGTTACAGTTGAGCTATTGTAAATTACAGCAGCCTGTGCAGAAATTGTTGCACTTGTAAATGATAAGTCTGGTGCGAAATCACAAACAGCCGTATCACTTGATAATACAGGTGTTACTGACGTTAGAGCTCCTCCGCCTTCTGCGTAAGTTCCTGAAGCCGCTACCTCATCGGTTTGCTGAAATACAGTTGTTGATTTTGATAACGTCGCTTCTGCGTCGTATAGTGCTAGTTTAAAAGCGTTCCCTGTCGTAGCCGTAAAATTGTGTAGGCCTTTCAGGATCTCCACTTTAAAACTGTTAGATACAGCTTGAGTAATTGCCATAATAATATCTCCTATGGGTTCCTTGATTCGAGAGGGATACGAATAACGCCGTCCCGAAATTCGTCTCTACGGTCACGCCCCATCTCATATGTAGCGAGAGCCTGCATAGACTGATTAAACATTTTATCATAGTATTGTATCATATCCGCTGGACCTTTCAAGTATCCAAGTGCTTGTAAAATACAACCATATAAAAGCACGTTCGGAGCATTTTGACTTAACCAAGTAGACGTTTGTGTACTGGATAAACCATCAGGCTTGTACGTGTATGCGAGCTCACATGTTAATGCAGCGTCCGGGGTTGGTGCGATATAGTGCGTGTTGTCGTCCCACATAGCATAATACTTAGGAACTCCTGTCGCTGTTCTATCAGGCCAATACTCATTCATAAACGAAATATCTTTCTGTAGCAAGAACGTTCTCTCTGGAGTTGCTGAAGCAGCATCGTAGGTTTGAACAAATCGTGTGTTTTGCCAGTCCCCTGGCAAAGGTAAAAAAGCATTACCTATAGTTAATGTAGCATAATCATATTTACGGTAATAGGTAAGATCAACAGTTCTTAGAACTTGATCCTCTATAGATTCTATAAAAGGTGTAATAACAGTATCAGGTAAAACGGAAGTTGTTGTTTCTGTATAATTTCTTACATTATCATTTAAATCTGAATACTCGGTCATGATGTACTCACCGTAACATTTCCAGTTCTACTTATCAATGCTATTGGCCGCATTGGTTGTTGCATACTTAATGGCATCATACTTTTTCGAGTTCCTACATAAGTTGCTCCATTAGCATGATATGCAGTAAACGATTCATCTAGTGTTTGAAAACTGTTCACGGCTAATCCATCTCCACCACTATTATATTGTCCTAATGGTATATCATCAGCGTTAGTTATAGCAGGTCCTTGTGGTCCTCCTAAAAAAACTCTTGCAGAAACAACTTGTGGTTTTGCGTGTGATAAAGATTGGGCATCAGTAGGATGATTAGTAGGGTTTAATAAAGGAGATTTAGGCTCGTATTCTGAAGTATGAACCCAGGATCCTGTCCATTCTTGAACCATTTCATTATATGGATAAGCTCGTCCATCTCGATCAGAAATACGTAAGGCAAATTTTCCTGATGAATATCTAGCCATTAATATGTTCCTGCTGTTATACCTATTTTTGGTACAAAGTGAGAACTTACATTTCCTCTATTAGTATCAGCAGCTCTTCTAAATTCTTCTTCATAAACTATTTTTAAAATTTGTGTTCTTTCAGGGGCATATTTTAAAGCAATATAATAAGCAAGCCCTGCTGTAAGACACGGTAAAAAAGAAAAAGGAATTTCATTATTGTTTGTATAAGCACCTGAATCTTTCATTCGAAGCATTGCATAAAAAACTACAGTATAAGCTACATCTGCCGCAGGATATAAATACAAAGTAGGATTAATAGTTTTTTCAAAATAATATTGTGTTGGTCTCCCACCAGAAGTTTTAACTGTATAATTTAAATAAGTTGAACGACTAATAGGAGAACACGAATATTCATTATTATTAGAATCACGAATAACTAGATCTGTAATTTCTACAATTTCAGATGCTGCATTAGCACCTGCTCCAAATAGGGCTGTTCCTGCTAAACTAGTAACAGTAGCGGCAAGCGCAGCAGTTTGTTGTTGTATAGTCCAAAGATTAAGTCCTCTATTAGACCATTCAGCTAAAAGAAGATTAAGAGAACGACGAGCGGTTTTAAGTTGGTATCCTGTACGATCTTGTAAACCGCATCGTTCAAAAGCTTCTTCTATGATTTCATCAATAGATAAATCAAAGGTAGATGTAGTAGAGTAAGTGGGCATTATTTCTTAGCTTTTTTCTTTTTAACTTTACCGCCTTTTTTCATTCTTGGTGCAGTCATTAATTCAGTTGGCATACGCTTAGATCTTTCGTCTACGCCATATCCTCTTGAGTACATCATGTCCCCGGTACGGCCGCCCATATTCATTTTTGGTACTTTAGTTTTTTTGTAGTTTTTTTTACCTATCATAGTAGATCTCCTTTAATAGACTTGTTTTTTATAATTTATCAGAAGCTTACTATAATTACCATAACTTTTTAAGAGAGCATTCCTACTACCCATAAAATGGAATAACAAGTTAAAAAGAAAGTTACTGGTTCCATTAATCCTCGTATTTGTCTTTAATTATTTTATATATTTTAAGATTACCTTCTGCATCTTCTTTCAGTTCTGCTGTTACAAATCCACAGGCATAACGAATAGTATTAACTCTATTATCCGATAAATTTCTCTCTGCTTCTCGTTTTATCTTTAAACATTTTGATAGGTTGTTTCCCTCAACGAGCATATGCCCATCCAAACTTCCGTTGACAAACATACACAAAGCTATCACCTCTTTAATCATCATATTTTAATCCTCCGTTTTGTCTTACTTTATCTTTTAAAACTTCAATACTCGACTGGGCTTGTTCCATGTCCATTTTGAGTCTATCTATATTTACTTTATTATATTTCAATTCCTCTACTTGTTCTTGAAGTTTCTCAAACTGTCCTGAGAGATGCTCTATAAGCATAAACTGTTCACTATCTGCTGGCAACGAGCCTAATTCACCTCTTGGCCATTTAATACGGAACTCTGTGTTTTTTGTGAGATCGGCCTCCATAAGGGTGTTTCTCGTCTCAACATTGTTAAGCCTTTCTTGTATTCCGAAAAAGGCGTAGACGCCGATTCCGACGGCAGCGAGAATCGATATAAGATTACGCATAGGCATAGACACACTAGTTCTATCCGATACATCAAATCTATCTTTGGCCATCTAACATTTCCATCTTTTCCTTGCTTGCCTTAGCCTCGAATTAGGATCTTTAGCTGCGCTAGGAAATTTCTTTGCTTGACCTGCACTACGTGCACAATATGACTTGCGTCGATTTGCAGCTTTGGAACCTTTTTTAACTTTTCCTGTTACAGCCGTTTTTAATTTAGAACCGGGATTATCTCGACGATATTTTGCTACCCCAGCTTTAGTCATTCCCGCCCCTTTTTTAGTGGGGCGAAAATTCTTTTTAGTTTTTGGTGGTTGAATGTCTCTTTTTCTAGCCATCAACTTAAATTAGTAAGTCGCCTATAACTGTACAACCTGTAGTTATACCTGCATCAAAACTAATAAAATAAGAATCACCTGTAGTTCCTTTAATTCTAAAACCTCCATCAGGCATATCATAAACAACAGAGTCTGCTGCCGCACCTTTTGGAAGAGTTAAAACTGCTGTTCCATTAATATCTGAATCACGAATAGCAATATCACCTGCTGTTGCTGTGCTTCCAAATACAACACTTCTAATTCTAATTAAATCTGCATTGGTTAATAATCCAGATGACATTCCAATTGTTCCAGCCGATGTATTTGTTCCTACAGTACCACTTGTTGTTATTGTGGTAATTGTTTTATAAAAACCCGACGTGCTTACTGTATTAGCATTTGGTCCTGCAATAGTTTCATTTTGTGCTTCTCCTAAAGAGCCTGTACCAACAATAGCAAAGTTTATACCAGACATGTTTCCTGCTGAAGTTAAAGAAACTTTAACTGCTAAATTATCACCTGATAAAGCTGCTTTTTTAGTAGCGTCTAAAGTCATGACTGCTGCACCACTTACCGTTTGAGCTGCCGCTAGCGAAGTTGTACTATCGGCTGTAGCCGCTCCAAACGTTTTTGATTTATAATTTTCCGCCATAGCGTTCTCCTATTAAGTGGTGAGGCTTTTACACCTCACCTAGATTATTGTTTAGCTCCAAGGGTTAACGAATGCACCAACACCGATTAGTTGTGCACTAACTTGCCAAATTAAACCATCAACTGATCTACATTGAATCTGAGCACCTTCTAGTCCACCTTTAGTTGTTGCAGTTAAAGTAAGCGTATCAGTTCCACCTGCTGTAAAAGCAGTTACAACTCCTGGATCAGTTGCTGTGTTATTGTAGATTGCCATACCTCTAAATACATCTGCGGTTGCTCTTCCTGCTGCAGTTCCTGCATTCAAAGTAAAAGTGTTACCACCAGTTAAACTTGCAGTCATTAGAAATTCATACATCAATCCAACTCTACTTGTATTGTTTGGTCCAGTTCCTGGACCTGCAACATCATTATTTGCAGAATCAGTAATTGAAGGTAAGTTAAACACAGTAACGGTGTTTCCGACCTGTATTACTTTACCTTGATATAAATCAATGCCAGCAATATCAGTTCCACCATCTATGGTTCCTGCATCTATTGAAGCAGCCATATCTGGGCCTGTTGCTATAAACCCATTAAGGGATCTTACTGGGCCTTGAAAAGTTGTTCTAGCCATATTATTCTCCTTTGGTCGTATAGACCATTTATCGTTACGCCGTCTCTATACCGTCTGCCTAGCCAGTCTGCGCAACTAAATTAATTACTAGGAAATTGTATTGTAAAACAAAAAAGGCGGTCTTGCAACCGCCTTCTTCTATCTGGGAGGATCCAGTGTAAGTTTTTATTAACTTCCTTGAGATGCGTAAACACAACGAGGATCAGAGTAACCAAAGCTATATCTCTCACGAGCTTTGTATCTCATATTTCCTGTATCAAAATCGCCTTCCATGCCAGTAGCAAGGGCAGCTCTTGTGAAATGTTTAAATCCATTAGGAGCATCGGTTTTAATAAACCAAGCATCTGTGTCAGTTAAATAATGGTTAACAGTGTAACCACCAGCTAACATACCCATGTTTTTCAAAGCATTGATATCATTATCAGCAGTACCGACTCTTAGAGTTGAGTTCAAGACTCTATCGACTACAAACTGAATGTTTACAGGAATAATTAATTTTTTCCCTTGCATACTAATTTTTAGTCCTCTTTCGTCAATATAACCGGCAATGTCAATCATTGCTTGTTCTAACGAGGTTTCGTTAATATCTGCGTCCGTCGCAGATCTGTTAGACCAAGTACCACCTAGTGAAGTTGGATGTGCTATATTAGCTAATGTAACACCATCTCCACCAGTTGTTGTAAATGCTGTGTTTAATACATCAGCACCTCTTACTTGTTTAGTGTAAGCCATAGATCTTGCTAGGGCTTTAGTGTAACGAGCAGATAAAGTATCATACAAGTTGTCTTCAACAGCTTCCTCAGTTAATGCAAACGCTAAAGCGATTGTTTCATGAGTATAACGTGCAGTAAAAGACTCAGAAGCGGTATCGAAACCTACTGCTGATCCTTCTGCTTTTACGTTAGCTTGTCCAAATCCAACCAACATAACTTCTTCTTCAAAAGCTCTATCACTTGATTCTTGCTCAAAAATTTGAGCAGCTTCGTTTTCGTAGCGTGCGTACTCCAAACCGAACAGGGCGTTTAAACCAGGTTCTAGTTCTTTGGCAAGCTGTGCTCTATTAATAGCCATAGTCTATCTCCTTATTAAATGCCTAGAAGGCTGTCCATGTAATGAACGTTGAGTCGCACAACCGCTAATCGGCCTGCTACTGTTTTATCGACTGTTCCAATACCAGTTGATGCTTGATCATCAAATCCTACAACTTTAAGATTTAAAGTAGCTGTAACATTTCTTGTAGATGGATCTAATTCACCAAGTGAATAACCACTAGTGTCGGTGCCAGTTGTCGCTGTTGAAAAATTCATGTTAATGAATCTATCAGTATCAGGTAAAGCGGCAGCCGCGTTAATAACGTATAACGCATCAGGATTATCCGCTACAAAAGCAGTTGCTTCTGTTAATGGTTTAATCGCTGCGTATCCAGGCCAGTAAGCTGACCAGGTTGGTGTTCCGTCAGTTGCGATATAACGACAACCTTGAAAAACACCTAACAAAGGTACGGTACCGCCTGCGACAGCACCTACGATATCTATTAAACCACTTGCTAGAGGTATAACTGGGCTACCAGTCCAAATTTTGGACGTAGTTCCAGATGAGTAACCATCAGGGTTTATAGGATATGCATTAACACCTTGGTTATTATAGTTTGAGCCTGATCTTTCGTATGGACGTAGACCAAAAGCAGCATCTATATTAGCCATAATATGTCTCCTTTAGACAATAGGTAGAGACATAGACCTTAACCATTAAGACTTTTTGTTTCTACCAAATTGAACCCTACTTTGCCTTTCTTGCGAAATGGGCATAGAGGGATGCTCTTCTTTCATTAGATCATTTTCAATGGATGCTTTTTGATCGCTAGTTTTATCTCGGAAGTATTCGTCCCGATCTTCTTTAACTTCAATTGGACATCTCATTAATAATAATCCTCCAACTCCGATTACACCTTTGTATTTTCCATCTATCATAGAAGGAAGGTCCTGCCTGTCGGGATATTCATCAATTCTTACGAATTCGTATCCTGAGCGTATACGACCCAAAATGTTTTTT